TTGGTTCTGTAGTTTCAGTATATTTATTATCAGTAAAGTATGTGATAATTTCTCCCGTTGGGGATACTCTAAACTCACCAGTAATTGGGTGTTCTACATCAAATGCTAGGTCTCCATCGACACTATTTTGATTTGTTGTATAAAGTAATCGGCTTGATGAACTTGACACATCAATATAGAAAACTCCTGAATAGTTAATGCTAGACTGAGTAACAGCCCCAAACATTAAAAAGTCATCGTTAGGGAGAGCTATTTGACCTACAACATTATAGGATCTAGAGTTAGCAGTATCTGTTAAAGAGGCAACAGTAGAGTTACCATGCTCACTAGTAATTGCTCCTTTATCAGAGTCAATTACTGCATTCAAAGCATCTCTAAAGGTACCGTCAATCTGATCGATTCTAGCGGTATCCTTATTCATTCCCTTAATAAACTTCTCTGCTGTAGCCATTTGTCAATTATTAATAGTATCCTCTTCCGTATGATCCACGGTTCAATTCTTCTCTTGTTCCCAAGTTCTCGAAGAAGTTTGCATGCCTGTTTAAGTTAGGTATAAGTCTAACCCACTGGTTCATGAATGATTCGTACTTGTCGATGCTTGGGTAGTTAGCAGCATTTCTTGCTTGTGTGCAATAGAATTTCCACTTATTATCAGCAAAGTCATAACCAATTCCATTCATAGAAGGAATGTATCCCCCTAGCAACATTTGTTTGTAGATGTACCAGAACATAGCTTCTTTATAGCTAATATTGTCTGGGACCATTGGATAGCAATCTGCATCTGTCGGAAAAGCTGTATAGCTCAAACAAATGAATCCATCTTGAAATGATGTTTTAATATAATCTCCGTCTACAACGTAAGTCTCTTTTGATTTAGCAAATTGATTTGAACATTTATCACAGTGGATATGTCCAGGGAATGTGCCTGTACCGTATTGTAATGGAGTTAGTGGTTGAGAAGCATTCATGTAGATGTTTTCTACAACTGAAAGTCTTGCATTGATTTCACGAAGTTGATAGTTATACCCAATCTTATCGTTAGGATTTGCTTCTACAAATTCATTTAATGTTTTAACCTCTGCCAACAACTCAGTAAGTTCAGTAGAAACTGATGGGTTAGCTGCATTGTTTACAGCAACTTGATTAATAAAGTAAAGATCGTTAGGCATAATTGCCTTCCAATCTTTGATTTGAAGAACACAGCCCTTAGTGCTAAGTTGAGGAGTAGCCCCAATATGTTCAAGAGCTTCCCCAGTCCATTCAATAGCATCATCAATCCAGTTATCTCCAGGAGGTTTTAAGTCCCTCATAACCTTACGGATTATTGCTTTACTAGATACAAGTTTGTAGATCATCGTTTCTTAAATTTCAAATATGCTATATCGTTTGTTTTTAATAATGCTATCAGTTTTTCTTTGTTTCCTTTCTTACCTCTAGTGGCGTCAAACCTGTATGCAGATTTGTTCTTCACTTTAGCTTTGTATTTACTCCAATGATACTTACAGTAGTATTTATCAGTGTAGTAAACCTGCCACTTCTCTCCTTCTCCAGTAGCACTATCGTACAACTCCACTCCTTTTTCAAGAAGCTCTTTCTTGTACTTGTTCGTCTCAAACCAATCAACCGTTAGGTTTCTAGGATCTCTTTCTACTCTTTTAATCGATAATGTTCCGAGGTTACTTTGCATGTTAAACTCGTACCCGTCAAGGAGAGCTTCGACTATTGCTAGGTTAAACTCGGAACATATATCAGAAAATATTTTGAAACTTATTTCGTCTTGAGTTTCAGTAGTAAAGTCTTTATGTATGGTCTTTAAAGTGTGTGATTTGGTTTGCATTCAATCAACACTTTTTACCACCCATTTTCTTTTTGCCTGCAGCGGCCATAGATTGGAAACGTGATTTACCGTATTTTTTACGGCCAGCAGATGCTGCAATAGCTTCAGCAGATTCTTCAGATTTACCTTGGCCTTTTAGTTTTCCAACCATTGCTGCAAATCTTCCACCACCACCTGGCTCCATTGTTTTAGCTCCACCTTTTTTCATAGTACTAGCAGCACCTTTTCCGGCACCTTCTACTACAGATTTTTTATCTTTACGAGCTTCTTTACGTTCTTCTAGTTCATCAAGAACTGAATCAAGATTGTATCTAAAATCTTCACCAGCATCTTTAAGAGCACCTTTAATAGTACGTCTTGTTTTTGTCTTAACTGAATTACTTTGTTCTTCTGGAGTATTAACAGATTTAGTTTTAGTAATTGTTTTATAAGTACCAGTTGGATTTGTTTCTACGGTACGTGATTTTGTTGTCCCAGCTGGACCACCGTTCTCATATTTACCACCCATCATTTTTTTCATAGGAGGTTTAACACCAGGAGCTTCAAAGTTAATTTCTTTGTTTTCTTCCATAAAAGATTCACCCTCTTTACGGGCTTCTTTCATTACTTTCTTTTTAGAGGTCTTGCCTCCAGCTCTATACATTGATTTCATGTTTTCTTCTTTTTTAATTTTAGATTCTTGCTTAAGCATTTCTTTAGTAGGCTCTTTGCCAGAACCTTTATTTTTACGTATGTTGTCCCATAAACCTCTCTTAGAGTATGACCCGTCTTTTCTTTTAATTAGTTTCTTCATCTTCTTCTGGTTTATTCAGCATTTGTCTTTCTTGACGTGCTTTTAATGCTCTTTCAACGTTGAACCAAATCAGGGTTATTCCCCCAATTATTCCTATGATCCAAGTTATACTGTTTGTAAACATTGCATATGATATTGTAGCCCATGCTACATTTAATCCTGCCCATTCTCCGTATTCGGTTATCTTATTTGTTTCAATGTTAAAAGCCATTTTATTAATTGTTACCAGTTGCTGCAACTTCCACAGTTCCAGATCCTAAGTGATTTGTTAATTCTTGATTGAGGGTCGTTAGCTGTTTTAGAGCTTGTAAGTTTGGCTTTCATTCCACACATTCTTGCACAAAATGAGTTTCTCCTGCTACCACCTTTAGGTTGAGGAGCTTTTAGATTAGACCCAGGGTTAGCTTTCTCGTAAGACTTTCTGCCTTTTTCGTTTAAGCCTCCTTTTGAGTTCTTACCTTCTTTATTTTGCCAAGCTGCCATAGTCACAAAGTTAGTTAAAAATTGTTATTCTTTAGCAGATTGTTGAGCTCCTCCTGGAGATAAATCTTGATTACGGTCAAGACTAGTATCTGAGAATGTTCCAGCTAATAATCGTAATTCTCCTTGCATCATTCCTTGAGTAATACCTTGGACCATATCCATAGGCATTGGGAAGATATCAGAGCCTGAGTAACAAGGTTGTCCTGCACAGTCAATAAATTCTGCAACCTCTTCTGGGTCTTCGAATATTCCACGTACGTTAACGTAATCTGCTCCTTTTGGGTTGAGGACATATAGATAGTCTTCAATCATAAAGGCCTTAGTATTATTTTTGGTAAACTTCTCAGCTGAAATGTAGTTAGCCTCAAATGCTTTAATCATTTGAATTCTCCCTAATCCTGTCACATCTCCTACATAAGTAATAGCTTCTTCAAAGTTAAATCTGACTGTTCTTGGTATTTTCTTTACACTTTTATAAGCAGGACAATTAAGATTGATATTACAGCATTTAGAAAGATCAACTTTTTCTAGTTGAACACACTTTAAGTCTTGTTCTAAGTGACGAGTTACTAAGCCATTTCTTGCATAGTCTCTACGTATAAATACAGCACGATAGTGCTTAACGTTAAATTTGATTTGGCTCAAGGATATTATCTCATCCTGAGAGCTACGTCCACCTCTAAATAGATTTAAAAGGTTAAATGAAATTTCATCTAAAGTCATCTTTCTGTATTTTATCTAACATTGCTTTGTAAATATCCTTCAAGTCCTTCGTCGTGATTCCAAATGAATGCCTGAGCTGCTCTTAATGCTTGATACCCCATCTTTTTATGCCACTCATCTAGAGCACATATTGAAGGAAGGAATCTAACTTTAACACCTCGGTATTCGTTTACCTGTTCTTTATGGTAGTGTCCACAATGAGCTTCTCTAAACTCAGTTGTTGCAAACATTTCCGGTTGCTCAGTAGCCATTATTAGTGGCATATCAGCAGGTTTTTCGTTATCTCCGTGGGTAAACATTATCATGTTTTTCCCGTACTTGTAATATTTTCTTGGCATTGTAGAGTTATCTACAGTAACATTTGGGTCATTTCGGTACCAACCGGCCAGGACATCCCCAGCATAAAACATTCTCTCATAATCATGGTTTCCCGATACAACAATAATATCAACTGGGGCCACATCTTTCAAGAAATCTACTGCTCTAACTATTAGAGTCCAGTATCCTTTAAATGATTCTTTCCATCCTACAGTATCGTGTTGAGGGGTACCTTTTGTTGTAGCCATTCTCATTCCGTCTGTATTCATTCCATCGTTTCCGATTGGAAGAAGAATCTTTTCGATATTTATCCCTCGACCTTTGTTAACCAAATCCTCGATTGTATCAAGGAATTGTTTCTCCATGTCTTCTAGAGTAACATCTGTTAACTTTCCATAGTGAATATCAGGTAAAGAGATTTCTAAAGTTGACTTTATTTTGTAGTCAACTCCTCTGCCTTTAGTTATAACTCTAACTCTAGGGCTATAACTGGCTGCAAATTCTTCAATGTCTTTTTGAATCTCTTCTGCCGACCTATCATTTTTGGTAACTACAGAGAACCGTTGTTCTCCTTTCATATTCTGCCAGTATTTAACGGAATTGACCATGGAGTGATCAATCCCGTTTTTATCTAAATACTGTTCAAACTCATTTATAACATTGTCAGAATCGTTAGACAATTCAACCTTTACGACCTTTCTGTTAATCTCTCTATTCTTTGCCCTTACAATTTTTAATGCTGCAGTGGCGTCGTGCAAACTAACCTTAAACTTTCTAGCTACTAATGCAGGTCCTTTTTTTAAGAACCATGGCCTAGCCGTTAATGTTTGAGTTAGTTCTATTAATGTCATTTAAAAATTTTTAAAGCTAATGTGGCTCCTACAGATGAATCTGTAGCACTTCCGTTTGCAACTGTTAAAATAATATATTGATCTATTGACCAATCTACAGGTAAAGATGTTATAGCTTGTGTATCACTTGTAGAGTCTATAAATGCTCCGGTAATAAGTTTCATAACATTTGCAGTACTTGTATCAATAACGTCTATAGTTCTTTGTATTTGCACACCTACAGTTGTAATACCCATTATTGGGGTAGACCCAATGACATTTGGTGACACTAAATTATTAGTATCATTAATAAAAATTCTTGAAATTAATGTGCCTGTTATACCGGTTTTAGATACTCTAGCTGTTAATTCTAATAAGCTTCCAGCTGTAACAGTTCCTCTAGGTATTAATATGCTCCCAGTTACAGTTTCTACAGTTGTTCCAGTTACACTTGTAAATTCAGTATTTGGCTTAGTTACTCTTATTAGCTTAACTGCCTGAGCAGTTAAAGATATTATTGTTCCCATATTAGTAGGTATAAGCAATTAATAATATTCCCAATGATGAATCATAACTAAAAGTTCCTGAGGGGAATCTATTATCTCCACCACCAGCATCAAAACTTACAGTAGCCCCAACTGGAATCTCTGACCCTAACAAAGTTATAGGTGTAGTTCCAGCATTACTAAATGAAATGCTATTCACAGCAACATTTAATGTTTCAGCACCCCCATCGTTAATATTATAATATTGTGCTTTTTTAAGTTGATTGTTTAAACCATCGTTTAACAATACTTCGACACCACTATTGTAGCTCATGTTAGTTAATTATTTTGATTAAAGTTTCTATCTGCTCTGCTGATAAGTCTTCAGGGAGAAGTTTTTCATTAATCATCTTGAGTTCTAGAGTTACCTCTTTATCAAGTTCAATGTTTACATCTGCTATCTGTTGCTTACGAGCATTTATTAATTCCACATTTTCTTCTTCCATTGCTTTCAAACCCTCTTCGTTTTCAGCTTGCATGAACTCTTGAGCTTTTCTAGAAAGTTCAATAAATTCTTCAGACGGAGCAGCTTTAGCTTCTAATGCATCAAGTTCTTTTTTGATTACGTCACAATTCTTTATGACAATCATTGCATACTTAACACCTTTTTCTCCACGAGTTTCATGTAACACTTTGTACATTTCTAGAAACTCTCTACGAGTAGCAGTGATGTTCACACCGTACTTCTCTTCTTGTTTAATCACGTTCATAACTATTTGTTTTTTGGTTTTTACTTATTATTCAGCAGTAGCATACACTCTGATCCATGCATCTACACCGTTTATTTGAATTTTAATTGCTCCATTTTTAGCTCCGGCTGTTGCAGCTGATGAAGAGAATGAGTTAGCTGATGCCGCCCCTGAGGTTCCTGTGAAGTTAATTAATGGGGCAGTAGTGGATCCAATAGGAACATTAATTACTACTTTACCATCAGTTCCTGATGTACTTTTTCCTGGGGTAATGTTAACACTACCTGCAGTACCTGCTCCAAGAGATGGTCCTGCAGCTATTGCAATTGTACCTCCTGTAGTGCTTGATGCAGTACCACCTTGAATATTTATTGGTCCTCCAGCTAGTCCAGAATTTCCAACTACATTTATTGTACCTCCAGAAACACCTCCAGTTCCACTTGAAATAGTAACAGCTCCTCCGGTTCCTGAAGTAGAGATTCCTCCACTTATGGAAACAAGACCACCGTTTCCTGAGTCAGCATTACCACCTTTAAGGTAAGCAATACCTCCATTTCCAGAACCTGCTGTAACACTTCCAGCTTGGAATAATAAAGGTCCTCCAACACCAGTACCAGAAGCTGATCCCCCATCAATACTAACAATACCTCCGTTTATATTAGGTGCATTAGCATCTGAACCGTCTATATGCAACCATCCTGGGGTGCCACTTGATGACATTGCAATATATTGATTAGCAACAGATCCATTGAATCCAAGGCTATTGTTGATATTAAAGTCATAGTTAAAGAATGCAGTTGGAGTAGAACTACCTACAAACACTTGTCCTGCAGCATTAACTGTAAGACCTTCATTCTGCCCATCCCCACTTAACCATCCTAGACCGTAGATATTCCATCCAGCTCCATTAAGGTTTTGAGTTAAAATTGCTAAAGTTGCTGCAACTGTGATAGATCCTGCACCATTTGTAATTGATACGTTGGTTCCTGCAGTTAGTGTTGCAAGAACTGGACTAAGACCTGTACGGCCGATTGGAAGTTGGCCGTTAGTTGCAACTCCTAATGCTGTTAAAGCTGAAGTTCCGTTACCTATGAACAAACTATTAGCAGTTAAAGTAGCAAGACCGGTACCACCGTTAGGTACGGGAAGTATTCCTGATATCCCAGAAAGTAAGTTTATAGGACCTGTTAAAAATTGAGATGTAGCATTATTACAGTTTGCTAAGTTTATACTAGCTTCATTTACTTGAAGAGTAATATTATTGCTTGCAGTAGCAACTGTTAACAAAGCATTTAATGACTTAATTCCTTTAAAGTTTAGAGTGTTTTTGTTTGTCACACTTACAAATAATGCCTCACTTGTTGCCCCTAATGTATTCATTGCAGGAAACAAATCTTGAATCAACAGCTTATAGTTAGCTGCAGTTCCATCTGCTAAAGGAAGATAGTGGGTAGCTCCTATGCTTGTTTTAGCTATTGCTACTAATGAACTTATAGGTAATGACATGTTATTCTAAATTTATTTTGGATAAGTCTTCTAAATATATAAAGGAAAGATCTTCTAACAATAAGTAATCTCCAGGATCTACTGGAGGATCTACCGTAGTTGGGTCAGATACAATGCAATCTTTACAATATGATAGTGTAAAGTAATTTACAAATGTTTGGATGTATGGAACATTGCTTGACGGAAGAATTGTACCTGTATAAGATACCCCTGGCATATCTGCCCCATTAAATATACAATCTAAAGATGAAGTAGCATCTTTTCTATTTAGAAGATAAAGAACTAATTCTAGTTTTTTAAGTTCTAGGGTTGAGCATTTTACAGCCCCTACAATCTTATTGTAGAAGCCAGTACCTCTAGCATCTAAACATAGACCTAGAGTGCTCAACATTTGGTCGAACGTTACATTATTTATTCTATCTGGAACGTACCCCATATTTCCTGTTTAACATCCACAAGCACAAACTTCTGTACAGAATTCTTTGGCTTTGGTGTATTTATTAATTGCATCAGTTACATTGTCGTTAATTGCACTGTACTTAGCAGATTCTGCTAGCAAGTGAACTTTTTCTGCTCTATGCAGATCTTCATCACAACGATCACAATCACATGTGCAATTAATTGCATCATTTACTAGAGTAGCTATACAGCAATCTAGTTCACAGGTTCCTACTGCATATTTTTCAAGACTAACAGATGCTCCAGTTAAAGAGTCAATAGTAATTACTCCATTAAAAACTTCTTGTGCAACAACAGAATTTATCTCCCATTTCCATACAGAACCACTTACATTAGTAACGGCTCCAATACTGTTAGAATTAAAGTCTACACCTGTAATTTCGTTTGTGTAATAAGCAGGAGTTGGTTGACCTTGAAACAAAGCAGTTAATGTTTTGCAGTCAGCAGAGATTGTAACACTAGTTATGGAAGTAATAGCCATTAGAACTTAAATTATATGGTAAAGATAATAAAAAGTAGGGGATTTGACTCCCCTACTTTTAAAAATAGATTTCAGATTAAGAGAACAATTGCTCAGAATCAGTACCACCAACGAAACCGAATACTGTAGCAAGCTCAGATCCAGTAGAAGCACCTGCATAAGATAATGCAGTTGAGCCAGCACCAGCGTAGATACGAATAGTATTCAACTCACCTGCACGAGCAATACCAGTGCTTGAAGGCCAAGCATGTGCATATTGGATTTCAATTACATCGTATTTGAATGTAGGTTGAGCAAACTCAGGGAATGCAAATGGGAAATACATACGGTTGAAGTTACCATAACGAGCACGTTGCTTCTTCTCGTCTCCTAAAGCTATTAGGTAGTTAGAAGCAGCTGCAGCATTAGCCATAGTAGCAACAACACTAGTAACAAAGTTGTTAGTAGATCCATCAGAATACTGAGCAATCAAATCAAAGTCTACACCAAAGTGACGAGCAGTAAGAACTAAAGTGCTAGTACCACTTGTAGCAAAGATTGCATTCAAAGTTGGGTTAGCAGCAATTGCAGCTCTGATGTAGTTACCAAAAGCAGTGGTATCAGCATAAGTTCCAGCAGGTACTTCAATGTTGAAGATGTTACGACCAGCAGCAAAGTTACCAATCAATGGGAAAGTAAATCCACCACCAGAAAGGTCATTTGCACTAGAAGAAGGAGCAGCAAAACTGTTATAATCAACAGGTGCAGTACGAAGTGCAATACGGATCATCACAGCTTTAGAAGCAGTTGGAAGTCCAGACCAAGTAATTGTTTGAACTTGTACTTGAGGAACTACAGAAGTCCATTCTTTGTAGCTAATACGTTTGATATCCTTTACATCAATGATAGGAGAAGCAATACAGTTTCCACTAGGCATTGTTTGAGTAATTTGGATTCTCTTCTTAGTAGTCAAAGCTGCTGCTACGAAGTTAGTAGGTGTTGCGGCATCTACGTCCCATACGTTAACAATAGAAGCATTAACTGCAGCATTGTTACTGAAGGTAGTAGTAGCTAACATATCAGGGTTATTTGCAATAAATACCTGATTTAGATTTTGAGGTGCCATTTTGTTTAAAGTTTAGGCGTTTAACACATTAATTTAATTATTCACTCTCGAATGTTTCCATCGTTTGAGTTTGATACCTTGGGTCTTGAATACCTTCCAGTATACTTTTTACAGTCATTTCAACTATTTCGTCATGAGTGTGGACAGCTAGTTCACACCCTACCCCATTAGTATATGAAATTTCTGCAGGTTTCCGAATGTATTTTATTTTAACACTCGGTACTACAAATTGATTATCGGTGTAAACATCGATGTAATTTTCTTCCATTGTATATGTAGGTTCATGATACCAACTCATGTTGAATGGGTCGTCCATCATATACAGTATATCGTCATGCTGCCCAAATGATGCTAGAGAAATTCTAGTGTTACATGTTGGGCAATTTCTTGTCAAAGTTGTAATTGTCTGAGTTATAGAATGTTGTACAGTAATTGCACTAGACATATCACCTGGTAATATCCAAGTTGCCCGTACTGACACTGTGCTTCCACTTCCCCAAACTGTTCCGTCCCAACCAGTCGTACTAATTAAATTAACATGATTGCTGTCTACTGGAGGACTTTGTTGAATGGTGGCTCCATTAGTAACTTCTGGAAAAGCCGTTGAAGGTCTTATACCAAAGTAGTAGTTGCCACTGTCTAATAATAAATCATTTGTAATTGTTTCCCCTAAAGGAAGATTTACAATTCCCTCCCAGTTACCTGCAGATTGGTTCCATCTTTCTAGATTGGTTAGCACATACCCTGGCTCAGGGGGAGTTAAACTTACTTCGACTGAACTTCTTGAAACAGGTACATAAGCTATTAAAGGAGCAATGTTTACATTACATTTATATTGCACATCAGTTCTTACTGATATTAAAAACAAATAGTCTAGTGGCAGGGGGTACCTGTCCACATAGACATTTGAATAATTTGAAGTATAAACAACACCTTGTGAATACGTAACTCCTGTATTTCCTACTAATAAATTACGAAGATCATCTATTCTTTTCTGTGACTGCTCGAAACCTTTCCCCAAACGATTAGACGTGTAGTTAAATCTTTGCTTGATAAATCTCATCATAGCAAGGTTCAACTCATGGTCGATCTCTTGAGGTAGTAAGTTATCAACCTGGAAGGATGCAATTTTTTGCACCCCTTGGTTGACAGCTATATGCATTTCGTTAACAGTCATTGACTAGTTAGTTTTAGTGTTTCACTTCTTTTAAACGAGCTCTCATAGTGTTTAATGCTCCAGAGTTCTTCTTGTTCTTGAAGTAAATGATTGTGTCTTTAATGTCTTCCCCTAAAGTTTCGTCTTCAAATATTACTTGATTTCCGATTCTTCTAAGTACTGACTGCTCAACCATTTCTTCAATTTCTGCACGTAATTCTAGATCTGCATCTAAAGCATAACGTAAGAATCTGTCTGGACCAGCTTCTTTAAGCTCGTACAAATTGTTTTCGAGTTCAATTTCAGATAATCTTGAAGGATCTCCTGAAGTTAATACTCTTGTAATTGCTCTCATCTTGTCAAAGTTTCCAGTAAGCTTGATAAACTCCTTATCAGCATCCTTTTTAACTTGAACTCTAGCATGTTTCTTTAACAAGTCTTTAGCTGGATCGTAGATGTAGAATCTCTTTTCAGAGTTGCCTCTCATCTCTTCCTCGTTTGCTGCCACTTGTCTATGCTTTTTACACCATTGATAATGGACAAAATCCATTACGTTTTCAGGCATACCATTTTCATCTGTGTCAATGTTTAACTCAACTCCCTCGAAAGGAACTTTTAATGATAAACTTGCCCAGAAGTCTTTGGTCTTCTCTGGCCATTTCTCATGACCAGGTGGTACATCAATTACTTTTGAGAGAATTTTGTTTTCTTCTTCTCCATCCAATCCTTTGAGTGGCTGACGGTTCACATAAATTGAACCGATTTTGATCTTTGCTCCTGCTCGGATCTCTTTTGGTAAGTGGTTTAAAACCTCTAACCGTCTGATAATAACTGTTTTCATTTTGTTTTTGTTCTTTTTGTTTTAGTAAGTATTAGGGAAAAGAATAACCTAATATTTTAAAGCTATAAAGATAAAAAGGAGCAGGCAAAACCTGCCCCTTTTTTAGTGCAAACCAAACACAAATTACGATGCAATACACTTAAGATCCAAGCTTGTATCGAAACGACGAAGTAAGATACCAGCAGTCTTAAGCATATGAACAGATGCACCGTCTATATCACTAGCACGGCTATCGTTGGAAGTAAATCCTTTTGGAACTACTGAACCAGCAACACACCAACGAAGTAACTCACGACCTTTTTTATTGATCATTTGTAAGTTGTTTTCTCCATCATAAGTTGACTGGTCAACGAATACCATACGGTAAGATTCAAGTGGAAGACCTGATACTGGGTGCTTCTGAGAAGCTTGAGCAACAGGACCATGATCAAACAAGTGAGACTTAACTACATTCACTGAATAACCATCAACGTGTTGGTAGCTAGTGAAGTAACCGGTAATTCCTAAGTTACGACCAGATCCAGTGATGAAGGTTGGTTGAGTTGTTTGTAAGAAAGAGTTAGCACCATAGTAAGACTTAAGAGCTTTGTCAAACTCACGAGCTCCACCAATACCAGTGTAAAGGGTAACTTGCTTGTCTGTAGCATCAGTCATACCATAGAACAAATCTCCAATTGTTTCTTCAAGTTTAGTTTGAGTCAACGTAGAGTAAGTGTCTTTGTTGATGATTTGCTCAAGAAGACCAGGACCTGAAATAACTGGCTGACCATTCTCATCCAACATCGTAGAAATACCAGATGCATCGTGAGTTTTCTGACCGTACCAGTAGTACATTTCACACTCTTCTTTGAACTTCAACATGTGACGGTACTCTTCGTAATCCATCCACAATTTAGTTTTGCTACCCTCTTTCAAAGGAAGTTCGAATTGTGCAACGTAATCTTTAGCATTTCCAGAGAAGTGATAAGATTTACGGATAGTTCCAATTTTAGAACGAACTAAACCTGGAGCAGTCCAGTTAGAAGCATTTCCACGAGAGAAATCTACTCCAACGTTAGCATACAATTGACCCCAAAGAGCACCAGCAGCTACATCAGCAGCAGGAACGTTAGCAGTGTCAGGAGATACAATTTTCAAAGTATACTTCCAACCGTTTCCGTCTGCAACTGGCTCAGCCATGATACGTGCCAATACACCTGATTGAGAAACAAGAGTGTAAGGGAATACAAACCATTTGTCTGGGAAAGTTAAGTAGAAAGGAGCTCCACCTGCACCAGCAGCTGCACCCAATCCAGTAACTACTGGACGAACATTAATTTCGTGTGTTTTAACACGGTACTCATACTCGAAACGATCGATAGATTTAGTGTTTCCAACACCTTCTGTTAAGAAAGATAATGGGAACTTTTTCTCTTCACGACCGGCTAGGTGAGTGATGATAGGAGATAACTCCTCTGGACGTTCCATAAGTGCATTAACCAATGAGTTAGTATCGGTCATCTGACTATCGTTATAGTACGTCTTTAAAACTTGCATTACTGACATGATTCTTAGTTTTTAAAGTTAATTTGCGTTATTTTTCAAACAGCCTCTTTATGTCCAGTTGGTCTGGATCAAATGTTTTTATTTTTCCTTTCTCAGCCTTTCCGAAATTCTTTACTCTTTCTTGATTGCTTTGAATTTTTTGTCTTAAGTTTTGTGCACTTGCTGATTTAACTTTTGTTGAGATAATATCACTCAACTGAAGTTTCTTATACATCAAGTAGTCCAATGCTAATTTTGCATCCATTTCTGCAGAAGCATAGTCAACGTCTCTTTTAGTACGTCCTTGCTTATCTACAGGTTTAGAGATGTAGTCAAAGAACTTTGCTTTTTCACGATCTGGAATTTTAATCCCAGCAAATTCTTTTCCTTGCTCAATTGTAGTTGCAACACTCTCCCAAAACTCTTCAGTTTGTTGTTGTTGCTGTCTTTGAGTTTCTCTTTGACGAGTTACAATTTGCTCTTTCTCCTTAGCTTGTCCAGCAGCAAGATGCTTTTGTGCATTTAAAGCTCTGTCATATAATTTGCCAGAGTCT